AAAAGTTTCTGCAACTCTGCCGTACTACCAACAAACAAAGCATTCGTAACTTTCTCAGGAACATTTTTGACTTCTTTTGTAATGTCTTTGACTTGCTGATGTAACCCAAGAAGATTTTGATTTTGATCACCTATGACTTTAATGAGTTGACCAACAACCTCATACATTCTTGCATTACCATTTTCTTTTGCTTCCATGAGCAATTCATCAAGTGCATCATGTCCACGTTCAATCACATTATAATAATTTTCTCTTGCATATTGATAGTCTGTATCTAATTCATCGTCACTTTTACGAGGTTCTATCTTTGGCGGTTTCTCTCGTTCAATCACTGCATTTTCAGCGACATTCAATATCTTGTCTAACTCTGCAAAAGTATCACTCATGAATCTGTTCCTGTTGATAAATCAGTAAAGACTGGAGGATTGAATATTGTGATAGTTGTATTTGCATCAACATCATCATTTGCTGATACAACTGCACTCTCTCCACCTTCAGTTGTAACTGTAATTCTACTGATTGTGTCACCTTGTTGACCACCTGTTTCCATAAGAAAATATCTGTTATCTTCTAGTGTCAAATAGTCATCACTTGTTATTGAACTTGATTCTAATCTCATTCTGTCAAGTTCTGGTATTGGTCCGAGTTCATTGAAATTTCTAAAATCAACCATGACTTTACGAATGATTTTATCTGAAGATTTAATATCTGGATAGATAAAACCTTTAACGAAAAAATCAAGAGTCCATATCAATGTTCTTCTCGTTTCAAAGTCTGAATCATATGTGTCATCTAAAGAAGCACCGTTTAATATGATCGGCACATCTAATTTGACATTCATATCTGGAATGACATTCAACGTAACATTAAATTCAGGAGTAAAAAATGGTAATATTTGTTCAAGAATTTGTGTACCATCTTCAGCATTATCAACGTAAATGCTCAATTGAAAATCCATTGTATAAGGTACTGGATTGAACATCTTTCTCATCGTGTTCAATCCACCAGTAGAGGCGGCAATATTTTTTATAGTGCCTACTGAATTTAATTTACGAACAGGATCGTATACCATTGCAGTCATTTCAAAACTCATTCTCGGTAATGAAATAGCAACTTGACGATCTAAATTTGGATCTTGTCTAATTCTACGAATAAACTTTTGTTTAGGACCGTATGCAATAGGCACTTTTTGGCGAGATACTACATTATCAGAACCGTCTCGCTTTTCAAGATTGATATCATTGAAAAGAGTTCCGAATACGATAACGTATTTTCTTAGAGTTTGATGATAAAAAGTTTGTCCTAGCATATCGTTTATATTTAGTTTTAATAAATAATAGTATGGCACTTACTATCAAAACATTAGGCAGAAACTTTGAAATCAAACAAGGATGTACGTTTGAAAAAGTTTTTACTGCCAAAGATGCAAACAATTCAAACGTAACTATCAGTTCAGGTACATGTGCCGCTAAAATGCGTAAGTCTTATGATACTTCTAATAGTTCTTTAATTTTAGCGTTTACAACTTCTGTTTCTGGTTCAAATGTTACAATCTCCGCTACATCAACCGCAACCGCAAGCATGGCGGCAGGTCGTTATTATTATGATGTTGAATACACACAAAGTGGTGGTGATATAGAAAGAATTGTTGAAGGCATTATAACATTATCTCCGCAAGCAACCGCTTAAATATTACCTTCACTAAAAGGATTTGACTCAGAAAAGTCTATGATTCCATCGGCTTCTGTTTCAATAGTGAAGTTATTTGCCGATGTGTCATTTACAAATTGTTGAGTATCTGGTTCAGTTTGTAATGAATAATAAGCCCCACTCGTATTTCCTACAATATTTGATGTTGCACTAAAAGATCCTACAACATCTGTAATCTTTAAAGTATTATCAGTTGTATTCCAAGAAATGACTCTTGCTTTTGTATTAGCAGATGCATGATCAGTTCCAACATATACATATTCATTTTCAACATATTCACCAGATCCTGAACCCATCGTTAATTCTAATGCATAAGCATTTTCGTCTTCCACTTTGTCAATGTCTGCAATACCAGTATCAATTTTTTGATCATCATATTGAAACAACTCACAAGTAAGATCAAAGATTGGCAATTTACCAAACTGATAAAACATTGATTCATGTTCTACAAACCGAACTTCGTATATTTTCTTATTTAACGGTAGAAAAATTATATCACCTTCTAGAGGTCTGTCTTGTGAATTAATGTCTAAATTATCAAATCGTCTTCTTGCTACAGAAAAAATGACTTGATCACGAATTTCTAATCCAAAACGTGATATAAAATCTCCATCACCTTCAAAACCATCTACTGATTTCACATACATCTCAATCAAATGTGCATTAGTAAATTCAGATATCGTGTCTTCACCGTATAGTATATCTTCATTGACAAGAGTTCTTGGTATGTAAAATACATCAATACCAAAGTTTTTAATTGCTTCAATAATTAAATCTTGATGAAGGGCTTGTTCTGAAGTGTTTTCAAAGTGATTGAAATAAACGCTTGTGGCCATTAGAAAGGTCCTGGTCCAACCATGAAGTCAATAGGCAACTCAAACCTTAACTGAACTTCGTCTTGTATTTCTTTTAATTCGTTTTGAGCATCATCAAATAACTGTCTGCCATTCAATGTAGCACCACCTGGCAATTGAACACCATCATACTTTATCAGATTTGCACCCCATTGTCTTTTGATTAATGCAGTAACATATCTTTTGAGAAACATGTCATTGTAAACATCTGAATAAGTTTCAGGATCCAAAGTTCTATAGCATTCAGCAACAATATATTCGTCTATTTTTATATCATCATTTGCCCAATCAAGGTCAAGATAAAGACGATTTGTGTGTCGTTGAAAACGAATAGGTTTTTTACCAACAAAAATATCATTTAAGAGTTGAATATATTGCATGGACATCTGATAATTTGTAATTGAACCAGATGTTAAAAATGGCATTTCATTGAGATGAAATTGATATCTAAACGAAAACAGATCGCTTGAAGTTTGACCACCAGATGTATCTTGAATATCAAAAATATTTACTACACTAATAACTGCATCGTTTAATGGAATATAGTGATTGTCAACATCACCAAATGTTACTAAATTTGCATCTGTGGCGGCAACGGCAGTTGAACCACTCGTGGCTCCAGTTATTGTTTCACCATTTGAAAAACTTGATGAAACATTATTATTTGCAATATCGTTTGTGTCTTTATGATCTTTGAAAGTTATTATTGTTGAATTGGCGGCATGTACAACCGCTTCAGCATCAGAAGTTCCACCTGTAATTTTTTCACCTGCAGTAAATGCGCCTGTATTTGATGAAATTTTAAGTGTGGATCCAGTTATTCTATGTTTAATATAAGTTTTTTCAAGAGCATCAAAGTGATAATCTTGAAAATATTGTATTCCCTCATCTATACGATCTTCAACTTGATCGTCATCAACATTAATTTCTATAACAGGTTTACCTAAACTTCTTAGACAATACTGCTTGAGTGTTTCTCTCGTGGTAGGGTTAGCCATTTATTTTTGCCTTGAGTTCATTTACTTCTTTACTTAGATCTTTTATACCTTCAACCAATAAACCAACAAGTTTTGTATATGAAACAGATCCATTATATTCTGCTTCAGGCACGGCCCATTTTACATCTTCTGCAATTAATCCAAGTTGTCTTTTATCTTCTCTTTTATCTTTCCAATCAAAATTTACACCTCTCAAACGATTAATTTTTTCTAGTGGATCCTTTATAATAGATAAATTTTCTTTAAGAGCAAGAGCAGAATCTTCAGTTATAGTTGTTCCAACATGTAATTTTTTACCTATTCCAACACCACCTGTCACAACCAAAGCACCTGTTGTTTTTGAGGACGTGTCTGTAATATTTTCAATTGAAGCGGTATTACTAAATGTTGCGGCCCCTGTTACAGATATCGTATTTGATAGAGTAGCGGCTCCTGTTACAGATATCGTATTTGACAGAGTAGCGGCTCCTGTTACGGATATTGTATTTGCTAATGAAGTTGCTCTTGTTACACCTAATGTACCTGTAACCGTAGCATTATTTGCGACGGAAAATGTATTAGATAATGAGGTTGCTCCTGTAACTGATAACGTATTTGCTACTGTAGTCGCTCCAGTTACAGATAGTGTATTTGATAATGTAGTTGCTCTTGTTACACCTAATGTACCTGTTACCGTAGCATTATTTGCAACAGAAAAGGTGTTTGATAATGTAGTTGCTCCAGTTACAGATAGTGTATTTGATAATGTAGTTGCTCCAGTTACAGATATTGTATTTGCTAATGTAGTTGCTCTTGTTACACCTAATGTACCTGTTACCGTAGCATTATTTGCGACAGAAAATGTATTAGAAAGGGTTGTCGCTCCAGTTACAGATAATGTGTTTGATAATGTAGTTGCTCTTGTTACTGCTAATGTTGTATCAAGAGTAACCGCACCTGTGAATCTACCGCTTCCATTAACGTCTAATTTATGAGTTGGGGTATTATCACCAATACCTATAAATCCATTTGCGATTACAGTTACCATATCAGCAGAACTATTTGCTACAGTCACCACTTTTGTTGTTGTAGATGTGGCATCACTTCTAACAAATAAAGTTTCGGCAGTTGCGGCTCCATCATCTACTAGACGAACAAGTTGAGTTGAATGTGCAGTGGATGAGTATACATTTAGACCTACTTTTGCGGCGGCATTTTGATTAATTTCAACTGCATCCATTCCATCAGTTTTGACAAATACTGCCTTACCTCCAGTTGCATCAACGTGATCTTGAACAATATTAACAATTTTTCTTGCACCGGTTGAGGCTGAATTATCATCTACAAAAATTGCAGAACCTGTAGTAAGAGCATCAACGTCCATTCTCATAACATGAGCAGTTGTTTGTTCACCATCTATTGAGATACCTACTTGATCAACATCATTTGAATCTAAAAATATTCCCGTTGTTGCATCGGTTGATCCTACATTTACATGTAATTTACCACCAATCGTTCCAAAAGTATTCGCTCCAGGAATTTGTAATGATCCACCGCTTGCAGTATGTACTCTTAATTTATCTTGTGCATTTGTACGAATAGTTAAATCATTATTTGCATGATGATACAATAATTGTCCTACATCTGAATCATCTTCATCCCCAAATGTGATAGCAACATTTGCATCATTTGCAGTAATAATACTAAGACCTGTAGAAGTTTCATTTTCTAATACGAGAGCATTTGATTGTGCATTTGCAGTTGGTTGAGTTCCGCTACTTGCACCTGTTGCGAAACCCTGTCTCACATGTAGTTTACCATGAGATGATGTAGGAGTTCTTGTGGATCCACCTTCAGTATATTCTGGAAAAGTTCCAATACCAACATTGGCGGCATCATTATTATTTGAACCAAAAATTGTTCCTGTATTTGTCACAAGTGTTGAAGTACCATTAACTGTTAAGTTGGAACTATGAACTTGAAGTGTTCTAATCGTACCACCTGCAATAGTTGGAGCCTGAATTGTGGCTCCAGTAAAATCTTGTGTTCCACCTGTTATTGTTAAACCACCTGATGCACCTGTAATTGTTATATCGCATCCATCTATTGTACCACCATTTATATCAACAGTTGAGACTGTACCAAGATCTGAAATTGTTGCGCCATTTAAATTAATCGTAGAAGAACCATTTGCATTAAAATTTGCACCATTAAGATTAATTTCAGCATAATTGATTTGAACATTTGAAATGGAAGAATCTGGAGTACCACCAGTTATTGTTGTGCCACCTAAAATGTGAGTTTGATGAACATTACCTAAAGAAGTTACATTAGCACTTGTGAAGTTTATATTTGCACCAGTTCCTGTTATTTTTGATGAAGTTACATTTGCTTGAATACTATTTGCAACAATCGCATTAGCAGAAAAACTTTTTTCACTATTAGCGAACACTACTGCACTCTCTGGGTTTGCCGAATTGGCGGCATTAATGATCGTTATCAAATCATTAGTAGAATTTCTCCATTCATCAAAAGTATTCGTAAGTGCTACCGATGTTACGGCTGTAGGTCCAGTCGCCATTATTGATTCCTATTTAACAATTCAAAAATTTGATCTAACCTTGAATTTATGTTTTTAATTTCAGACTTCAAATTATTTATTTCATTCACTTCTTGCTTTAAATTATTAAATTTTTGTACTTCATTTCTATGTTTCATCAAAGCCTTTTTGTCTATTGCCAACAAACCACCTGAAGTTAAGTCACGAACATAACGAGGATCGTCAGTTTTTGCTCTCATTAAGGCTTACCTTCTGTATCTAATGCAACTGCTCTCAAGTCTGTAATTTTTGGTATACCAATAAAAGTTGATTGATTTACACGATCTAAAGTCATTACAACTTTAATGGCATATGTCCTAAATTTATTAAATCTAGCACCATCCGTGTTTTGATATGTGATATATTCGTCTTCAGTTTTATAAGTATATTGTTTAAAATCATCTTCATTAAGTGAAAATAAACCTGTATCTGTTTCTTGTGACATCAAGATATATGGTTTATCATCAAAATTATCAGGATCGTCACCTGCTAAAACTTTATAATACACATATATTTCCGAACCTCTTGGTTTGTAAGCATTTATATAAACTCTTATATCTCTAGCATCAAAATCTTCTTCCAAGGTTATTCGTCTTGAAATGTATTTTGATGTTATGTTGCCACCTCTTGAATGCTCAACATTAGCAGATAGAACTATTGAACCATTGGCACCCTCACCTCTTATTTTAAAAGATGGTAAAGTTGAATTGGTCAATGAATTATTAACTGTAACTGTAGGATTTGTTAGATAACCTGATCCAGCATTTACAATTACAACATCATTTATAATGCCACCCGCAGTTACATTAGCGGCCATAGTTGCAGTATTACTTCCAACGTCAGGATCAGAAATTACAAAACAAGATGTATTTCCATGAATTGCGCCAGTTGATGTGTAAACACCACCATCACCGCCTATCTCAGATTGTGAAAGACCTGCTCCTGTATTTGTTACTAAAATATCGCCATTTCCTAAATCTGCATTGTCTACATTATTCAGGATAGTTATAACACCTGTTCTATGCTCATCTATAACAGGACTGATAAATGAATTTGCACTTGTCATGTAAACATTGACCGTAAAACTGTTTTGATATTGAGTATTAGCAGGTGTATTATTTTGTGTTATTTGCTTTTGAGTCTTGAAATCTATATTTTTATCAAATGTAAATTTAGTGGAACTTCCTTTAGTTGTTCCACTTTTTTCGGTAGCAAAAAAGAAATTAGAAATTGTAGTGTTTGCATGTTCTACTCTTTCAGTAACTAATTTCATGCTATCCATAACTGTATTTGAACTTGCATTACCAGATGTAAAAATTTTATTGTCAAATCTTGCATGACCTGTTTCAGAAGTAAAATTACATCTGTCTATTTGAAACATTAAACCCTCTGTATTAGTTGATGTCCACACACCAGCATTTGTAGGTTTGAAGAAACTTCCTACATAAGGTTGTTTTGTAATTTTTCTGTCTGTTCCTGTAGATTTCGCACCAAGTTCAAAACCATAAACTTTATATTCTGCATTATTTGTAATAAGAACCATTGAATACTCACCAGAAGATAGAAAAACTGGCATATCAAATTTAAAAATGGTTCTAGAACCCACATCCGTTCCACTTTTATTTGCTGAAAATGAATTACCTAATGTTGCACCAGGAAAACCACCTGTTGTATTTGCACTTGGAGTTGTCGTATTTGCTGATACTCTACCAGGAGTTAATACTACTTCAGATCCAGGAATAATTTCGGAAGAACTAGGTATTCCATTATAAGTTGGTCTCAATTGTAATGTTACAGGATTTTTAGATCCGAGAGATGTATCTTTAGCATTAAAAAATAAAGTCACACTTTCTAAAAATAAACCAGAAGGATAAAGATTTTCATCAACAAAAAAGTTTTGAGCCATTGGATTCAAATACTTATTTGAACTTGTTTGTCTTGCGGTAGTAG